CAACAGATCAAGGAATGACAACGCCTCTTCCTGCATTTCCGCACCTTCACAGGTATCGGAAAAGGTTTCGTAAAACAGCCGGAAATCAATCTGTGTGTGAAGCCGCTGAACGAGCAACCCTTCGTCCTCGATGCCCAGCGTATTAAATTCAATGAATACAGCCGGGGACGAAAAGGGATGTTCTTCATCGAGAAAACTGACCTGTTCATGCCACATGTCGATGTGTTCAATCTCCGGTGTGTTTTCCATCCTTTCCCTTAGCTCGGAATACTCATCCGGAATAGATGCCAGGAACCCGTCTTTGCTCCGTATTATTTCAACCAGTTCTTTGTAACAGTCTGTCCAAATCATAACTATATTGATTAAATATTTGAGAATCGTTTGTCAATCTCCGACGCTATCCATGCGTCCAGCTGTTTCATGAATGCGGCAGATTCACCCATGTACTGACGTTTCGGAATCCTTATCCTGCTGCCCGCTTTTTTTAGTGCCATACCTTTGTAGAAGGAAGCCATTGTAGACAACCGTGCATTGGCTTTATTTTTCCGTAATTCGCCATTCTTTTTCTTTTGCATTGTTCCGGTTGACTTCATGTACAAATACCAAAAATAACGCTTCATCCGCTCCGTTACGACAATATACCCGCCCTCATTGTGAATCTTGGCGTATGCCAGCGGGTCAGTCTGAAAAGTAATGCGGTCTATCCCTCGACTGACTGCATGAATACTGTCGCGAAGTTTCCCGCTTTGTATCAATACGCCACGATCCGAACCGATTGTGAGTGACCTTTTAGCCCACGGTATCAGTGATGTATCAAGAAATCCCTGTCTGCGAAAATTCTGCTTGAAGAAGTTCACACCCGCAACTTTCGCGTAACGGTGCGCATCTTCTACCAGCGTGGATAATTCTTTGAAAAAATCGGGTAATTCAGTCCTTTCCATTTGCATTTCAAAATAAAATTGTATATTTGCAATGTTCGCGGCTGTAACAGGTCAAGAGCTCCCTTCAGGAGTGGTAGTTTCGGCTACTGCTCCTGAAGTTCTTTAAGAAGGTCAATTGTCTTTCCGTCCGCCACATCCTGCCATGACACTTTCACAGCTTTCCTCTTATAAATGAACACCATCTGCTGCCCGGAATACTTTTCGCCATACAGTTTGTATATGCCGTTCAGTTTGTTTTTCAGCATTTCCGGTTCGACAGTGTCAAAAGCGCTCAAATTGAATACAGTATATTCGCACTGCTGTTTTTTCGAACTGTCAAGTCCGTGTTTTATACCGCCCAGTCCCTGAATGTTTTTCAGGTCTGCCAGCTTTTCGTCAATCAGATATTCCGGGTTCTTCACCCCGTCCTCGTTGATGTGCGGGCGGATTTTCACTTTCATCTTCAGTTCCTTTGAAATTACCCGTGCGCTTTCCACATTCTTTGCCAAGTCTTTCGGATCAGCAAAATCGCTGATCATCACTTTCGATTCCGGATCACGATGGTAAGGAGCGTATAACTTGCTCCGTTCCGTCTCCTTCCTGATTTTTGCCAAATGCCCGTCGGGCATTGAGAAATAAGGATGTGCGACCGTGAATATCTCACCGGATTGCCCTACGTTGTTCGCAAAGGCATCCGGTATCGTCACAATAGGCGTAGCAGGCGTTTCCGGTTCGTCCGTTTGTTCGACATAACACCTGCACCGATATCCGTTGGGCGGGTAGTTCTGCAGCCAAAACGGATCGTTAATAGGTTTTACGACACCATCCAGTATCCTATGTGACTCTCTTACCCGTTCATCCCCGGCAGTCACATACTTCAGGTTAGGCATTATATCCGCATTCTCCTTGAATTCCTGCCATTCACTGGCGCGTCTGCCGCTTGTTTCTGCCGTTTCAAATTCCGTGCGAAGGTAATTTTCATTATAGTCTTTATGAATTGCCATTACTTTTTCCCGGAAGTCCTCATAAGAAAGTTTTTTCCCCTTATCATCATAAAGGGCATCATTCATCTCCTTAATTTCCTGATACGTCTTCGCTCCGGAGAACTTGAACAAGTTGTCACGTATCCGTTGAGGTTCTTCCGCCTGTTCCGGATCATTATAGTCGTCTTCTCCCCATCCTTCAGCCGCCTTCTTATTCAGTTCCTCGTATGTCTTTCTGAATAATTCCCCGTCAATATTCCCTGTCTTAACTTTACGTTTGTAAACCTGTTTCATCACTCTTCCGATGATACTGCTGAAATCATACTCCCCGGCTTCCATGACAGGCGACGTTACCGTTTCATCGTCCGGTTCGGTCTTTTTTTTTTGAGGGTCTGTTTGGGGCTGATTCGGCAATGTTCCTCCCTGCTGCTCACCACCGGGATTTTTCTTTTGACCAATGATCGGCAAACCTGTTTTTTTAGCAACTTCTTCATGGTCAAACTCAAAGGTATAAGCCAGCTTGTTGATCGCTTCGATGTATTCTGTGATAGACAAACTTTCCGTGTCGTCCCACTTCAGTTTCAGCCTTTCAAGCGGTTTGTATACCGGGCTGATCTTTACCAGTTTGGGAATGATAATGTAATTGAAATAAAACTGGAACAACATTTTATCATATTCGTGCCGCGATTTTTCAACACGTTCATGTACTTCTGCCGTACCTTCCCACGCACCGTTTTCAGTTGTTCCCGTCTGACCCAGCAAACGTTTACTGATCTGGTTGTCACATCGTTCCTCTAACGGTAAAAAAGCATTGGTTGTGTTTCCCCCGGCTTCTTTCCCATACTCGACCGTTTCGTTTCCTTGCAGCACAGCAAAGAAATTATTCCTGAAGTCCGTCATCATTTCGAATAATTCGTCCATCCGCTTTTTATCCATTCTGTCTGAAGTAACAAAGACGGGCGGAACACCATATTTTTCGATATAATTCATCCATGCCCCCAATCCTAATTTCTTGGCAAGAATGATGACCGCCAGTTCGTTGAGCATCCCCAGCGACCACGGATTACCGAATTGTACATAGTACGGTTCAAGCGCACCGTCTTTGTACGACCATCCAGTCTGGTCTGATTCCTCCCTGATGATGATTTGTTGTTGTGGAATGTAATTTGACATGGGAATTTCTTCGACATGGCTAATTTCCAAATTATCATCAAGGTGGGAAAGATCGGCAAGTGATACCCCCTGTAACTGATGCAGAAAACAGATTCTGATAAGCTGGTGAAACCATGGACGATCCAGTAATTTTTTTGCTTCCTCATCTTCATTGTCATTATCATCCACAAGGTTATATTTTGCCTGTTGCACAGGTAAGACGCGATTGTCAATGGTCGTCTGCAAATGTTCATCGTTATATAACGACTGAAAAAAGCGGTATAATAAACCACGTCTGGGATCATCCGGATCGGTAGCTGCGGTCACTGACATGATCCAGTCGTCAATGGTCTTTTCCCGATAAACAACAGCCTGCCTTTTATACATTGTTCCTGACGTTGGCAACCCACTGCTGTCCATTCGATAATAATACTCATTGAGTACATTCTTCAGGTTCATCCGACGAATAGCCTTCTGTTGAAACCAGTTGAATATTTCTTTTAATTTTTTGTACATAACATACCTTTTAAAAGCGATTTAAGAACTATTTAAAGAAACCATCCACCATTGCGCGTGTGCCCGTATAATATGGGATATTGCGCGTTCCCGTCTTCATCCGTTACCGGGGGAATATCCTGTGGCAAAGTCATGATCCCGTCGCGCAGTTTGACAAGTATGCCGTCTGCCCAATCGTTCAAGCCCGACAAGGAATCCGGAACTTTACGGGTTGCATTCCGGCTGACAGCACGACAGGCTGTGATACATGCGACCACACGTACCAACAACCCTGTCCGGATCGGAGGATCACCAAATATTTTCCCCACGTCGTAACGACCACCGATATAGGCGCACACTTCACTTACGACAAGGTCTTCAATCCCTGCCAGTATCTCTTCTTCTTTCTCTATACTTTCGATCAGCAACCGATTCTGTATGATGGTTGTCAGATCATCCATGTTGATGTACTTCATAGTTACCAAGTGTATTTACGTTTATATCTTCCCGCTTTCCACGGTCGTGACGCGGGTTCATCCTCTGATTGTGGGGGATCAGTGTATATTTCAAGTTTCTTCACCGCCTGTTCATCGGCATCCGGACTGTCGTCATGTTCTGTCATACCCGGTTCAACCGCATACAATTGCTTTAAGCCGACAGCTATGTCAGGGTTTGACTTTAGCAGTTCATTGACATACATACGACCGTTCTGATAATACGGGTGCATGGAAAGCATACGAAGCAACTTGGTCATCGTTTTGGGAGTTTGTATTGGAACCAAATTAAGCTCCACCCCCGTTTCCGCTTCAGCTTCCTCAATGTTCCGTTTAACTTCATCATTCCAGAATTGACTCTCATATTGCCAAAAACAGATAATGCCCCGCGCCTTAAATTCCGCCTGCTTCATGCACATCCACTGTACACATAGTTTCATTTTTGACTGTTTGACAAAACCATCAATCAGCCAAAATTCATTCCTGTGCCGTCCCCAAATCTTACATGCGTTAAAGTCACTTGTATCTGTCCCGGCATACGCAATGTCCCAATGTGCTACAATCGCATTCATCGTGTGCAAGTCTGGGAGTTTTCCCCACTTCACCATTTCGGGCTTGAATATTCTACCTTTGACAAGCGGGACATGGTTATACTCCGCGTGTGCCGCGAGAATACCCATGTCTTTTTCCTGTTGACGATAGAACTGGGCGGAATACATCGATTTCCACGCTGGTTCATACGTTACCGGATCATAAGCCTTCACCAAGTTCCAATCCCAATCAGGATGCCGTTGTTTTAACAATGTCTGAACCATCCGGGATGCAAAACGGTTGTTAGCACCTATCAGACGTCTGCGCTTTCCCGTCATGGTTGCCAGTATGTCCGCTTCGATCCAGTCCGCATAATCATCCTGCATCCGGTTATTTTTGATAGTCTGCGGTGTCTCCAAGTCGTCGATCACCCACAAGTCCGGACGGTGCGCACCTTTACGAAGTCCGCGAACCTTTTGCTTCGCACCGAACGCCTTGCAAATAAAGCCGTTCATCGTTACAAAGTTTCCCTTTTCCCAATATCCCGGATTATACTGCTCGCCAAAGTCGTGTTTCAAAAGTTCGTTTGCCTCGAATTCCGCACGCAAATCTTCCAGCAGGTCACAAGCGCGGTCAAACGTATCGGAAACGATACACATATAAAACGTCTCACCGTTAATCCATAACCATAGGGGGATAATCACATCGTTCCACACCGACTTTGCAAGTCCGCGTCCCCATTCGGCATATCCCTTGTAAATCGGATCGTTCATCACCTTATTGGCATGAGCGATCTGAAAGTCCGCACAATCCGCTGTCGCATAATGCGGAAGATAAGTTTCAACAAGGTATTTGACGTCATTTTTGGCACGCTGTATGCGGTTCATCCGAACTGTCAGCGATTCGTCCGGATCAATCAGGTTGCCTGTGCACCGTGCACGTTTTAACTTCTCCTGATACTCTTTGAGGGCTTTGCTATCTTCGACTTTCATTATCCCAACATTTTTGCGGCTTCATAAAGGTGGTTCTCCTGAAAGTCCAGTGTTTTAAAATAAAGGTCTGCATTGTACACCTTCATCGCATCGAATATACGGCTCATAACATCAATGTAAATAGCCAGCGTAATCCGGTTCTTTTTGTCCACCTCTTTGAGCTGGTTTCCCCATTGCGCCACACTGTTGTCAAGCGTAGCCGCCTGTTTTCGTAGTTCGAGCACCTTGTCGCTGTCACCTTCCGCAATGGCTTCGTCAATCATGCGCAGCAGCTCCAGTTTTTGGTCTGCAAGAATGTTGATAATCTGTTTCAGGTTGTCACCCTGCTTTTGCGATGAAATAACAGATGCCTGACGCTCTTTTTTCCAAAGTGCGTCATTCTCATTAATCCAGCTTGAAACAGACCTTTCCGACACGTTTATTCGTGTGGAAATCTCCTTGCACGTCATTCCTTCACGTACATAAAGGTCGTGCGCTTCTTTCTTCAATTTACGGTAGTATTCTTTGCTTGGCATATCGCTTCCTTTCGTTTACGCAGCAAAGGTCATATTTCATCATCACCTGTGGAAAACGGCTTTTCATGTTGGAACGTATTCTTTCCAAGTTGGAAAAAATACGTCCTTGTTAACACTGTTTTTTTTCCAAGATGAAAACGCTTTTTCCGTACCCGCCTTTCCTTTTCCAATTTTGCAGCATGAAATTTTAAATATCGCGAAAATGAATCTGACTGCAACAGCGGAAAACGGACGTGCCCGGATTGAACTCAAAGGCACAATATCAAAATGGAGGGAGACGGAAGCGGAATTCACTTCCAAAGTTGAGCAACTGATAAGATCAGGAATCAAGGATGTGCATATCTATATCAACTCTCCCGGTGGCGAATGCTTCGAAGCCAACGAGATCGTGAACGTGATCAAGAAGTTTCCCGGCAAAATTACGGGTGAAGGCGGTGCGCTGGTAGCCAGTGCGGCAACCTACATCGCTATCAATTGCACATCGTTCTCCATGCCTGCCAACGGACTTTTCATGATCCATCAGGTCAGCGGAGGGGCATGCGGGAGAGTCGCTGATATTGAATCGGCTTTGGAGGTCATGCGCAAACTGAATGAGCACTATCTGAATGCCTTCCTGTCAAAGTGCACGGACAAGAAGAAAATCCGGGACGCCTGGGAGAAGGGCGACTACTGGATGAGCGCGCAGGAAGCGAAGGAAAACGGCTTTGTGACGGAAGTTACAGGCAAGGCAAAAGTCGATAAGGCTACGGCACAAATGATTACCAACTGCGGCTACACAGGTGAAATTGAGATTACTGACTCTATTAATAACGAAAAATCAAAAAATGACATGGATTTAACAATGTTGACTACCCGCTTCGGAATGGACGCAAGTACCACGGAAGCACAATTCATTGCACAGGTAGACGTGTGGAAACGTAAGGCAGACCGCGTCGACATGCTCGAAAGACAGGAGGAGACACGCAAGGAACAGGAAATCGAAAACATCCTGAACAGTGCGATCAAGGAAAAAAGAATCACAGCCGACGTGCGTGATGACTGGAAAGCGAACCTGACCAGCAATTTCGATACGGCAAAGAAGCTGCTTGACGCCATCAAACCCGTGGAAATGCCGGAAGTTCATGCTCCCAGTCTGACGGATACCACAAACAAAAAGTTCGAAGACCTTCAAAACGATCCGGAGGCTTTGAAAAACCTCATGGAGAAAAATCCGGCTGAATACGAACGCCTTTTGAATGACTACGTAAAACGTAACGGAAAATAAAATACTAACCATTTAAAAAAAAGAATATGGCACAACCAGTAGACGGTCTTTATTTGAACAAGTACGTCGATCCCCAACTGTTGATCGAACGTCGCAATTACAGGGCGGACTTCATGCAAGTTTTAGGCTCTGTTCCTGCCGGAGCTTTGGCTGCGGACGGTGTACGCAGAAACAAACTGATTAACAACGTCGGTTTTCGTGTAAACAACACGGAAGATTTCGAGCCGAAGCAAATGACCGGAAAGAATTATATCGTACCGTGGGAAATCTACGATACGGAACCCAGTTCCTGTACGGATGACGAAATCCGTTATCTCGCTTTTGACAAGCGCGCTGCTATCCGTGTGAAGCACAATGAAGCCTTTCAGGTCGGTATCCGCAACCATGTGCTGCACAAACTGGCTCCGGAGGATGATTCAAACGAAGAAATGCCTGTTATCCGGACAACGGGTGAGAAAGATATTAATGGTCGTTTGAGACTGTCTTATAAGGATCTGGTCGATTTTGCAACGCTCGCAAAGACGTGGAACCTTCCCGTTACCGATGCCCTGTACATGGTGCTTTCCCCCCTGCACATGGGTGACTTGTTGCTGGATAAGGATGCGTCAAAGTACTTCTATGACCGTACTTTCTACCTTGATCCGGCAACCGGAAAACCGAAAGGCTTCATGGGTATCAAGTTCTTTGAGAATAACGACTGCCCGTTCTATAATGCGGAAACAGCCAAGAAGGTGGCGGAAGGCACAAAACCGTCTGCCGAAACGGACTTTCAGGCAAGCACGTTCTTCTATGCTCCGAATACGTATTACCACATCGAATCCGTGAAATCCCTGTATCGTCCGGAAACGACCGATACACGCAGCAAGAGTCCTACATCCGAATATCGTACCCAAACCTACGGTATTGTAGACCGTATTGAAGATTTCGGTGTTGGTGCAATTTTATCAGGTAAATCCGTATAACGAATTATTTTATGGGAAATTTTACAGGAGTAATCATCAACAAAGTTAATGGCGGGCTGGTACGGGATACCGATACCAGTGACCGCATCATCTTGCTCGTGGTCGGTGGATCGGAGATCGGAAAACTTGAATATTACAAGCCGGAAAACCTCAACGACATTACCGATTTGGAAGCACTTGGTTGGGATGATACCATTGATCTTGAAAACAAGGAACTGGTGCATTACCATACCAGCGAAGTCTTCCGCCTGTCTCCGGAACGTTCGCTGTATCTTATGCTGGTTCCGAAGTCTGAAAAAGTGTCAAGCCTGCTGACGAAAGAAGATTTCGTCAATGCGGTACGTACCATCAACGGAGTAAACACCATTGGTATCTGCTCACTGACTGCGGACGAAACAATCACTGTAGCCGTACAAGAGGCACAGAAGATGGTCAATAAATTCAGGGAAGACCACCTGTATATCGATGCGGTAATATTGGAAGGTGTCGGAAAGTATATCAATGCCATTGCCGATGCTGTCGACCTCCGGAAGTTGGATGCTGAAAACGTCTCTGTCGTGATTGCACAAGACCCGGCACGGGCGGCAAAGGATGAAGCATACCGGACACACGCTGCCGTGGGAAGCGCACTCGGAATGCTGTCTGTCCGCTATGTACATGAAAATATGGGCAGTGTTGATATTGAAAACCACCCACGGACGGCAAAGGGGACAAAGGACTATCCATTGACTGACAAACTGAACGGGCTTTGGCTGGATGCAGCCTTGAGCAATGGCAAGCCCTTCTCACAGTTGAGCGTATCCGACCAGAAAAAACTGACTGAACAAGGGTATATCTTCGTCGGCAGCTTTCAAGGGTATGCCGGATTCTTTTTCAGCAATTCATGTACGTGTACGGAAGCGGACAGCGACTATGCATATATTGAATATAACGCTGTTTGGAACAAGGCGGCACGTATTATCCGCAATACCTTGTTACCGCGTGTGAGAAGTAAGGTGAAAGCTGACCCGTCAACCGGATATATCAGTAATACCACGATCAGCAGTTGGGACGCGCTTGTCAAATCCGCACTGGAAACTATGGTAACTTCGGAGGATATTGCAGACTTCGACATTTATATCAATCCCAAACAGATGGCTGTCAGCGACAAGCCTTTCAATATCAAGGTAAAACTGGTTGCAGACGGTATTGTACATGAGTTTGAGATTGACTTGGGTTTCACAAATAAAATCTGAAAATATGGCATTGTTAGGAACATTAATCAACAAGTTCGGAAAAATAGCCGGATGGAACAGCGTCAAGGTTGTCATGCTCGGTCGTCAGGTAGAGGGTATCACAGCCCTTTCCTACAAAGACAGCAAAGAGAAAGACAACATCTACGGTGCCGGTGAATTTCCTGTCGGTCGCGGTGAGGGGAATTACAAGGCTGAAGCATCGATCACCCTTCTGAAAGAAGAAGTGAACGCCTTGCAACTGGCACTAGGTTCGGGAAAGCGTCTCACGGATATCGAGCCGTTCGACATTCCGGTCATGTATGAGTATAAAGGGCTTGTCATGAAGGACGTAATCCGGAACGTCGAATTCACGGACAATGGCGTGGACGTTAAACAGGGTGATAAAAGCATTGCCACACAATTCACCCTTCTTCCCAGCCATATCGACTGGAATGTGGCAATGTAGTTTAATAACCGTTTAAAAGACTTTTAAAATGAAAGAAGAAGAAATGAAAATCAAGGCTGGAAAGCCTTACGAGGAACTGACAACGGAGGAAAAGGCTTTGATTGTCGATTTCACAGAGGAAGAGCATACGGAACTGAAACTGAAATACGGAAAACGCCTGAAGCATGTCACCGTACAGGTGGACGAGGATGAACGTTACGACTACCTGATCGTCCGCCCGAAAAAAAACATCCTGCTGGCTATGGCAAAGAAAAAGGATGATCTTGAAGAAGCAAATGACATTCTGATCCGGAACTGCGTGGCGGCTGGCAATATGGAGGCGTTGGAAGATTCTACCGTCTATACTTCAGTCCTGACCGCCATCGGACAACTGATCGCCGGACAGGCGGCTTTTATCAGCAAAGCATAGAGGAATATTCATCAGCGTTCGGTCTTGTCGAGGGAATAGATGCCATCCTGAAAAAAGTATATGGCTTTGACATCCCGGACAAACTGGACGAAGATGAATGGCTCCGGCTCTATGCCGAATACCGCATGTTGCGGAAAACGGAGTTGGAAGAATTTGAAATAGTAATGCACAATGCATTCGCTAAAGTTGTAAACCGATTATTCTCAAAAGACAATGCAAGTGACTCAATGGATATTGGAACTGGTTGACAGGATCACGTCTCCGCTACATGCGGCAACCGATGCAGCCGAAGAAGCTACACGGGTGATCGACGACACGGAGGAAGTGGTTGAACGTCTTGGGGAGACATCGGGAAAAACAGCCGGAAAACTGGAAGGGCTGGGAAAGGGAATGTTCTTTCTCAACCAGCTGAAGGAAGGTGTTGACAATATCCGTGATTCCTTTAACGACGCCATCGAACCGGGCATCCGGTTTGAAACTGCCGTTGCCGAAATGTCCGGTATCACCAACATGGAGGGGAAGGAACTGGACGTTCTCGCCACCAAAGCCCGTAACACGGCAAAAGCGTTCGGTGTCGATGCGTCAAATGCTATGGTCGTTTATAAGGACTTGCTTTCAAAGATTACTCCGGAACTGAAAAAAGCACCGGACGCGCTCGAAATCATGTCGAATAATGTAATGACACTTAGTAAAACGATGCAAAATGACGTCCCCGGAGCGTCTGCAGCCATGTCCACCGCCATGAACCAGTATAAGGTTTCCCTTGATGATCCGATGAAAGCCGCACAAACTATGACGGACTATATGAACATCATGGCGGCAGGAACTGTCGAAGGGTCTGCCGAAATCAGGGAGGTCGCGGAAGCATTGAAACAAACGGGTAGTGTTGCAAAAACATTCGGGGTTGAATTTGCCGAAACAAACTCCCTGATCCAGTTGCTTGACAAATCGGGGAAAAAGGGTTCAGAAGGCGGTATCGCTTTGCGTAACACGATAGTCAAATTGCAGGCTCCGACTACGGACGCGATCAAGCAACTGAAAGCTGCCGGGGTCAATATAAAAACGATGCAAAACCAGTCCCTTTCACTGACTGACCGACTGCGTGCCCTGACTCCGGTCATGCACAACGCTACAATCATGTCCGCGTTGTTCGGAAGTGAAAACCTTGCTTCAGCGATGGCTTTGATTGAGGGTGTAGACCAAATTGACACATGGACGGAAGCGATACAGGGTTCTACTTCTGCGGTCGACATGGCAAATAAACAAATGGATACTTATGCCGAAAAGCAGAAACGTATGCAAGCGTTTATCGACGACCTGAAGATCAGTTTCTTTGAATTTGTAGAACCGATTGCCCCTGCCATTGAAGTTGTGGGAATCTTTGTAGGCGCGCTTGTCACGCTCGGAACTGTCGCATGGTCTATTTCGCAGATCATGTCACTTGGAATAACAAAGATTGCCGGGGTTTGGATTGCGTCGATGGCTAAAATGGCATTGTCTACAATCGTGGGTAGCCGGCTGATTTCCGTCGCTATCATGGGTATCCCTGTCATCGGCTGGATCGTTGCAATCATAACGGCTGTCATCGCTTTCGTGGCTTTCCTTTATAACAAGTTTGAAGGAGTCCGTGTGTTCCTGTTCGGGCTGTGGGAAGTCCTTAAAACGGGATTTCTTTCCTTTTTCAAGACGATTCATACCATCCAAATGGGAATCATTGAAATTCTGAATCCGGTTAACTGGTTCAGGGATGACTGGAGCATTGACGACGTATTTGAACGGGTAAAGAAAGAAGTGTTTGACAACGCTGTGGCAGTCGGTCGGGCATGGGAAGAAGGCAAGGAAAAGGGACGGGAAAGCTGGCGGAACAAGGACAAAGTCCCCGGACTTGACAAGTTCCAGCTGGACACCGCACCAGCGGCAGTCAACAAACCGACCACCGTCACAACCTCAACCGGGGGGACTTCCGGGAAAGACGTGGGACTTGGTGGAAAAGGTGGAAGCAGCGTGAGGAATATCACCATGAACGTGACATTCAACAATCATTTCAGGGTTGCGGCAGGTGCGGACATGCGCGATGTTGCGGATAAGGTCAAACGGGAAATTTTAGCGGTGATAACCGATACAGTACCAGCAATAGGATAAAGTTATGACAGGAAATACAGCGTTAAATATTGGTGCATTGTTCACGGAGGTCTTCGGGATTTCATCTCCGATTTATCTTCCGTGGGGACGAACCCTGCAGGATTACGATCCGGGGAAATACATCGGAGTGACAACGATTCCGGATGCCGAAGCCGAAGCATACAGTTGGATGGGGACTCCGGTCATCGGGACGTTTACCCTTGACGGTAACAAGCAATACAGCACCTATAATCCGGACGGGTCACGCGGCACGATGAATATGGCTAGCTTTCCGATGCCGTATGCAACAATCGTGGACTTTTCGCGTCCGATGAACTGTTCCAAGACGAAAGTTCTGGGCATTCACGGGACTATAAAGGAAGTCTACGGGCTTGATGACTGGAAAATCAATATCCGGGGATTCTGCATAGCGGACAAAAGCCGGGAAGGTTACAAGACGGTAGCCGAACAGGTGAACGCGCTCTGCAAGTTCCGCAAAGTGACGGAAGCAATCGGAGTAACGGGAAGCATCTTTAATAACAAGGAAATTTATTCCATCATTATTGATAACATTTCGTTCAACCCGATTCAGGGAAACAGCAGCGTAGTCCCGTTTACGATAGAGGCAACGAGTGACAACCCTTATGAACTGACACTATGAGTTATATGATGTGCAGCCGGATCACATTCCCGGCAAACATGAAACGCGGGGAACTGGTCATTTATACGGTTTCATCGGTTCACATTGAAAGTTCATGGAAGATGCTGACGGACTCTGCGGAAATAGTCCTTCCGAGACGTATCAGATACTTTGCGGGAAAAGACCTGAAGGAACTGCTGTCTGCCGGGGATCAAGTGAAGATTGAGCTCGGATATGATTCCGACCTGTACACGGAATTTGAAGGTTATATATCGCTGATCGGCTGGGGTGTTCCCGTGACGATCCGGTGCGAAGACGAAATGTATAACCTGAAAAGAAAAACAGTGTCCTATTCCGCAAAGAATGTCACACTGAAGAAACTGCTTGCAGACGTCGCCAAAGGCTATGAGATAAAAACCAACTATGACGCAGAACTGGGTGCGGTGCGGTATTCGTCCAAGACAGTCGCGGAAATTCTGAACGACATCCGGAAGAAAACAAACCTTCACTGCTATTTCATCGGCAAAGTCCTGTATTGCGGAAATGTGTATTCCGAAAAGGTCGATACCGAAAAGGTAAAGATCGTACTGGAAAGAAACGCTGTCAGCCAGGACTTGAACGAAACCAACGGTGAATTTCAGGTCAAGGTAGTCAGCATCGGTGCTGGCGGCAAGAAACTGGAAGCAAAAGCCGGAACGGAAGGAAGCGAGGTTTATAACCTTACTTACAATGAAAAAGGAAAAACCATCAAGGTTGAGGACTTGAAGAAGTTTGCAGAGGACTTTTATGAAAGCCTTAAAAAACAGAAGTACCGCGGGGGTGTCGAACTGTTCGGAATACCTGTCGTCCGTCATGGTATGACGGTTGACCTGAAAAGTGAAATAACACCGGAAATGAACGGATACTATTACGTTGAGAAAGTGACAAAGGATTTCAGTGACGATGCTACATACAGGCAAAAATTAGAGTTGGGAGGACGCGCGGAATGACAACGGACGAACAGTTACGTGATGCGCTTGAAAAATGGCGCGAAGGGGCTAGACAGGCACAACTGCGCTGGGTAACGGTTGACACGGTTGATAAGGACAACGGGACAATGGACGTGACCGGAGTCATTGACCGGCTTGAATATTATGACGTCCAGTTGGGAATGGGGGCATTATGCATCTATCCGAAACCGGGAACGACTTGTCTGGTCGGAATTGTCGAGGGACAGGAGACTGACGCCTTCCTGATTTCCGCAAATGAAGTGGACGAAATAGTGCTGAATGGCGGGACGTTGGGCGGACTGGTAAAAGTCGGGGAGCTGACGGAACGGCTGAACCTGATTGAAAAGGACATCAATTCACTGAAACAGAAATTGTCCGGCTGGACGCCCGTACCGAACGACGGGGGATCGGCTTTGAAAACGGCATTGTCTTCCTACACTTCGGAATCACTAAAAGAGACGCAGGTCAGGGACATTGAAAACGAAAGGGTGAAGCAATGAAAGGACTATTACTTGACAAGGACGGTGACATCCGGATTGTTCCCCATACGGGAAAAGACGGGCTAACCGGATTCGTGGTCGGTGACACGCTGATTCAGAATGCGGCAACCGTGCTGGAACTGAATCAGGGAGAGTTGAAAGAAGACCCGGTGCTGGGCGCGAACCTGATCCGGTATATACGTTCAAAGGCTGATAAAACAGCCATTGAGAAACAAATGAAAATCCACCTGAAACGCGCGGGCATTGACTATTCGGAGCTGGTGGACAAAATAAATATTGAAATTACTAACGATTAAAATTAAGAAAATGAAAGCAAGTAACGATTTGATTAAAAAGTTCGGAGTAGACAAAATCATTCACGGACTGATTGGAATGCTTATTCTAGCCGTGTGCGTGATAGCATCTGTTTTCCTGTTTGGTGTGAATTTCTTTAGCGTACTGGGCGGTATGATTTTGGGAACTGTTTCCGCATGGCTGGCTGGAAAATGGAAAGAATCGAAAGACGATGTACCGGACGCAGCAGACATCCGGGCAACGGTACGCGGGGCATTGTTGGCGGATGTAGTCATATTACTGGTATGGATAGTCTTCCGCCTGATTCTATAACCCGTATGTATCATGAAAAGGCTACACGTACAGTTATGGATCGCAGTTTTCCTGTCCGTATCCGGAATGATCCTGCTGTTTTGCGGGTTTTGGGTAGTTCCCACCGGGCAGATTGACAATTCCGTTTTAGTCGCTTATGGCGAAGTCTCAACATTCGCGGGCGCACTCTTCGGAGTTGATTACAGGTATAAATGCAAGTATAAGAAATACATTGAAAGAGAAGACGAAACAGAAAATAAGGAGGAAAATAAAGATGAATAAACCTACATACATTATCATTCATTGTTCTGCAACACGCGAGGACAAAGATTTCACAGAGAAGCAAATCAATGATTCACACGTAACCCGTGGCTTTGGAAAATGGGGATACCATTACTATATCCGGAAAGATGGACGTGTGATCCCCATGCGGGCGGAGAACGAAATCGGAGCACATGATAACTTTATTGTTCCCGGTATGAAAACCAGTTATAACCGATGTTCAATCGGTATCTGCTATGAAGGGGGACTGGATAAAAACGGCAAGGCAAAGGATACCCGGACGGACGCACAGAAGAAATCCATGCGCGAGCTCGTTCAGGACATCTGTCATCGCCACGACATTATTGATATCCTCGGACATCGCGATACCAGTCCGGACAAGAACGGGAACGGCATTGTCGAAAAATGCGAGTGGATGAAAGAATGTCCCTGCTTCGACGTAAAGAGTGAATTTACCTCATTTTTACCACCTGTAATCGTTCGACCGTAATGAAAAAGATACTCGTTTTTTTACTCGTAATCGTGCTGCTGTCCGTCTGTTCCTGCCGATCGTCCAAAACGGACACGACCATCCATCAGGATAACACGGAACAGAAGCAGACGGAACAGGAAGAAGTTTCTAAAGATAAAGCACAGGTCGACGTAAACAAGAACGTTGAGCGAATTATCGAGATGATGCAGCAAATGGAATTCAACTGGCAGAAGACGAACTATTCGCCACCGGATAGCACAGGGAAACAATACCCGACCTCTACGGAAACAGCGACAGGAACGTCAACCAAGCAGGAGAAAGAAACATATAACGAACAGTTACAGGTGCAAATACAAGAAATTCAGGAAACCCTGCTGACATTGAAGGAACAACTGGAGAAACAGGAGAAGAATGATACAAAGATCGTTGAAAAGGTCGCGTACATTCCTCCGTGGGCAAAAGCCGTAATAGCAGCCTTTTTTATTGCATTTGTATTTTTTATTTATAAAAATGTAAGATGAAAACAGTAGTACAAGCCGGACAAACCCTGCTGGATATAGCCGTGCAGGAATATGGTACAATTGAAGCGGTATTTATGCTTGCAAAGGCAAACGATATGAGCATAACAGACTCCCTTCAAGCTGGACAGCAAATCGAAATACCGGAGAAGGTGTATAACAGTGAACTGGCTGATTACTGCCGGAGGAACTCCGTTTGCCCGGCTACTTCTGAAACCGCGTCGAATGCAATACGATTGAGAATTTTCACTGAACAATTTACCGAACAATTTAAGTAATGGCTAGAACAATCGCAGAAATAAAGAAAGAAATGACGGATGCCTATATATCTAACAGCATTATCCGGGACATATATGGTATCACAGGTGATGCCGACTTTGATTCGGTGTTTTCTCCCGTGTCAATAGAAAGCACCCTGTTCTACATTTTTGCGGCAACAGCGCACGTCATAGAGCAAATGTTTGACCAGTTCAAGACGGACGTAGAGGAACGGATTGACGCTAATATCATACCGACGGTGCGCTGGTATCATAGCAGTGCGCTGGCTTTTCAGTATGGTGATCCGCTGGTCTATGATCCGGAAAAATACCAGTTCCGGTATTCCGCTATCGACGAAGCCAAACAGCTTGTCAAGTATGTGGCGGTCAAAGATCGCGGGGGAAGTATTCAGATACTCGTGTCCGGAGACGAAGGCGGGCTTCCATGTCCTTTGACCGGGGACGTTCTAACGGCATTTAAAAGCTATATGAATTCAATCAAGATTGCCGGAGTGATTCTCTCCATCCAGTCAATGAAAGCGGATGATATCCGTATTAACGCCACCATAGAAGTCGACCCGATGGTTATCAATGCTTCCGGTATCCGCCTGACGGATGGCAGCAAGCCAGTACTTGCCGCCATCAACGATTATCTGAAAGGCATCGAGTATGGCGGTAAATTCAATAAGACAAAACTTGTTGACGCGATACAGAAGGTTGAAGGAGTACTGGATATCGAACTTGGAGAATGTGCCGCAAAAGCGGCATCCGCTACGGAATATAACGTAATTAAAAATAATAACTATACGGCTGTAGCCGGATGCTTTATTCTGAACAGCCTTGAAACCTCCCTGACCTATGTGGTATAATTTTGACATTATCAAATACGCGCAGTATGTGCTTCGTCCGTCATTAAGGAAAAGGAAGATATTTGCAATCATATCCATCTTCCTTCTCCCTTTAATCTTCATTTATACCCTGTTTAAAAGTTACCGTAAACAGGCTATCAACAAGCTGAACATAAACGGTCAGGTGATATATATCGAAAAAGTGCTGAACGACAGGTTTTTCCTGAAAAACAGGGAAATATACATCACCGATATTGCGGGAGAAGAGTCGTACCTGTACCACCGCAGGGAAGAGCAAATCCCGTCCTACCTGTATAAACGGGGTGAAGGAGTGGGAAAGAAACACATCCGGCAACGCGGTGAAGGGAACTATTCGGGAAATTACGTGGTGAACATACCGTCGTTCCTGTCAGCGTATGAGGGTGAGATTAAGAATTTGATAGACTATTATAAACCAGCCGGACGAACCTACGTCCTTAAAATATACGAATATGAATAAACTGTTATTTAAAGAAGGCGGGCAGCCGTTTTATCTGGATGATCTGGAATTTATGCAAGAATCCACGGCAGACGCATTGAAAGCTATTTGTTC